CGGGAGTGGTCGTACGAGTCGTCGGACTTGCTGTTGGCGACCTCGTGGGCGATGTCGCCGCCGGACTGGCCGGCACGGTAGAATCCCTCGCCGCCGGCCGCGTAGTTGTGGTCCTCGAACCCGAACGTGGACGACAGGACGTCCCTGAACGTCACGCCGCCGGACAGGTATCCCGCGGTGATGCTGTCCCCGAAGAACGGAACATGGCTCCCCCACCGTCCCTTCAGGCCGGCCAACGCCTGCTGGGTGGCCGAATCACCCAAAACGTACGCGGCCACGGCCTCGTCAGCCGGCACCGCATCCACGCCCGGCAGGCCCTGCGGACCCTGCGGGTCCGTCGCCCCGCGCGGTCCCGGCATGTTCGCCTCCATCAGGTCCACTATCTGCTCCGTCATATCAAAAACCTTTCCCTTGAACCGTTCAATCCGACAGGGCGTAATAGCCCCAGCCCAGCGTGCGCCTGGTCCCGCCGTCCGGCGACGTGACCGTGACCTTCCACTGGCCGGTCCGCCGGGCCGCCCACACCGCGTCCGTAAACGCGGAGGGCGGGATGTCCGCGATCGCATACCCGTCCGCGGTCATCTCCCCGCACGCACGCGAATACCACAACTCGCTCCCGTCCGGGCTGCGCAGCTCGACCACGCCGCTCCACGCGCCCAAATCCACAGCCTTCACGGTCCCGTCCGGATACCTCTGACGCCACCGGCCTGTGTGTGATCGAATAAAGGTGTTCACTGTCGGCACTTGTTCCTGAACACCCTGAGCGTTCAATTTGGACGGTGTCGGCGGTGATGGCGCCGGTGGAATGAGAACACCGGCATCGTCCGGTTCCTTGGTAGATTCCCGAGTGCTTATCAACCAAACTGATGGTTCTCGGGAGGAAAGGAAATGACGACACCGGTGTGTGTTCAACAGCGTATCAGGCAGCTCGACCGCCAGGGCTTGAGCCACAGGGAGATATCGCGGAAACTCGGCGTATCGCGCACGACCGTGGTCAAGTACGCCAACCACGGGGATTACTCTCCCAAGCCCCTTGGCTCGGGGCATGCGGGCAGGTCGCTGGTCGACGCGGGGTATTCGGCCGTCGTGGACGGGTGGCTGACCGCGGATCTGCGCATGCCCGTCAAGCAGCGCCACACCGCGACGCGCGTGTACGAGCGGCTCGTGGCGGAGTGCGGGTTCACGGGCTCGTATTCGTCGGTGCAGCGCTGGGTCAAGCGCTGGCGGCGGGAGCATCGCATGGAGTCGGACGGCTTCGCCGAGTTGGAGTGGGCGCCGGGAAGCGCGCAGGTCGATTTCGGCCAGGCCAGGGCCGTGATCGCCGGAGTCGAACGCGTGGTGCATTTCCTGGTGGTGTCGTTCCCGTATTCGAACATGCGCTGGGTGGTCGCCCTTCCCGGCGAGACCTCGGAGTGCGTGTGCCAGGGTTTGCTGTGGATCTTCGAGCGCATGGGCATGGCGCCTAGGGTGGTGGTGTTCGACAACGCCACCGGCGTGGGCCATCGCAGGCCGGACGGCACGGTCACCCAGACCCGCTTGTTCTCCCTGTTCTGCGCGCATTACGGGTTCGAGCCGCGGTTCTGCAACCCGTATTCCGGCCATGAGAAGGGCAGTGTGGAGAACGCCGTCGGCTTCGTCAGGCGCAACCTGATGGTGCCGATGCCGTCGGCCGAGAGCTTCCAAACGCTGACGCGCGTGTGGCTCGACGCGTGCGAACGCATCGCCGGATCGGATCACTACCGGCATGATGTTCCGGTGATCGAACTGTTCGAGGCGGAGAAGGACCACATGCTTCCATTGCCCGGCGTGCGGTTCGACCCGTGCGACTGGAGGAGCGTGAAAACCGACAAGACCGGCGCCGTCACGATCGACGCGAACCGGTATCTGGCCGGACCGAAATGGCGTTCCATGCGCCTGCAGGCCGGGGTGCGCGTCTTCGAGATCGAACTGCGGGGCCCCGACGGCGAAACGATCACCACGCTGGAGAGGATTTGGGGCCATTCGGCGGAAACCCAGGTGGATCCGCGAGCCTGCTCGCGATCATCGCGCGAAAGCCCCGCATATGGGGCGAAAGCCCGATCAGGAACGATTTCCCCGAAACCGTGCGAGTCCTGCTCGACCGCATGGACGCACGCACGCGCTCCAATCTGCTCGACGACATCCGAGCCGTTGCCGCCGACTGCGGGTTCGCCGCCACGGTCAAAGCGGTGGAGACCGTCATCGACGCGGGACGGACCGTCGACCGCGCGGCGATCGGCACATGTGCCAAACGCATCCTCGAGGGTGCGGGAACCGAAGGCGGGCAGGATTTGAAGCGTTACGACAAATACATGAAGGCGGCCGAATGAGCCAGCAAAAACCGCGGCAGCGCGGCGGCCGCGTTCTTGACAAGGCCACGCCGGAACAGGTCATGGGCCTCGCCCGCAACCTGCCGTTGACACACAGCGTGCTCGAGAAGGCCCTGGAGGACGCCACGCCCGGCCAGCTCGGCTTCCTGGCCAACCTGTTCGAGAAGGAGAACGCGAGCCGGGCCGAATCCAAACGGCGGCGGCTGCTCAAACAGGCCGGGTTCCCCCAGAGCAAGACCCTGGAGGGATACGACTGGAGCATGGCCTCGTTCCCCGCCGACTGGGGCCGCGAACAGCTGGAAAGCCTGGAATTCGTCGACCGGGCCGAGGACCTCGTGCTCTACGGCGACGTCGGCTGCGGCAAGACCCACCTGGCCATCGCGATCGGCATGCTCGCATGCCAACGCATGATACCCGTGAGGTTCTTCACCGCCTCCAGCCTGGTCATGCGCTTGAGGAAGGCCAAGGACGACAACAGATTGGACGCCGAGCTCAAGTCGATAGGCGGGGCCGGGCTGGTCATCATCGACGAGCTCGGCTACCTGCCCATCGACATCGACGGGGCCAGGCTTCTGTTCCAGGTCATCGCGGACGGCTACGAGACCCGCAGCGTCATCTTCACCTCGAACCTCGAGTCCGGCAGGTGGGGCGACGTGTTCGGCGACGGGGACATGGCCGCCGCGGTCATCGACCGCATCGTCCACCACGGCAGGATCCTCCGCTTCCACGGCGAATCCTACCGGAACAGACACTCCCTCATGAAATAAACCAGACAAACAACAAAACAAGGAACCAACCGCCGACGGTGTTCAAGTTGAACGCCGACGGTGTTCAGATTAAGTGCCGAACACGTCCACCTCAATTTGACGAAATACACCGGCCGCCCAACCGCTCGCTGTCCCCACGCACCAGGCGCACGTCCAGACGCCCGACCCTCCTGCCAACCGTCGCCATGCATGTCCTCCCTTCTATTCGCCGAGCCCGTCGAGCGCGTTCAACCGTTGGAAGATGCGCCTGAAATTCTCGCCCACCGTCACCAGCAACTGGTTCTGGATCGTGTCGATGGCCGACTGCTGTGTTTGCAGCTGCTGGGTCAGGGACTGCAGCGAGGCCACCGTTTCGCCCTGCTGGCCGGCGAGCGCGTCCTGCTGCTGGCGGAGGATGACCTGCTGCAATCCCTGCGCACGGGTCAGCGCGTCCAGCTTCGAGGTCAACTGGGTCAGCTCGGTGCCCGTGGGCCGGTTGGCCTCGCGCTTCTCCGCCTCACGGCGGTTACGAGTCTGGATCTGGGCGGCTATCCAGCTGTTGCCGCCGGATGTGTATTTGCGTTTGAGGTTGGCGACCGGGGTGTCGAGTGGTTCGCCCTGGTCCTCGCGCACCATGGTCTCGACCGTCTGGGCGAGCAGAGCGTGGCCCGAGTCGTTCGGGGTGATCCCGTCGGCACGCAAGTCGGGGTCGCTGCCGCAGATGGAGCGCATGTCCGGGATGCACAAGGCGCCGGCCTGGTCGGCCGCGAGTCTGATGGCGGTCAGCACATGCGCCTGGTTCGACACCGTCGTGTCGTCCGTGCCGGCGGGGATGCAGCCGGGACCGCAGCCCACCACGATCCGCGCCCCGGGGGAACAGTTCGGCGGCGTGCGCGATCGTGTCCGCGACGGCCTGCTGCATGCCGGCCACGTTGGCGAACGAATCCAGCAGACCGGCCATGAGGAACACGTAGCCCACCGTCACGCCCGCCGATCCCGAGGCGGCCGCGTCGAGCTGGCCCGTGAGCGTGTTCCCGTCGACCATCCATCCGACTCCGGATTTCGCCTGGTTGCGCTCCTCGAGTCCGAGCGCGCCCGAGGCGAGCGTGGAGTACCGGTGGGCCGTATCCGATGCACCATCGCCGGCGGTGACCTCGTCGCCGCACCATACGGCCACGCTCCCCGCCGCCGTCAGCGGCATGATGTCGTCGCTCATCGATCGATCCTTTCCTGCGCCTGGATGGTCAGCCAGTCAGACGATGAGTCGCCATCGACGTCGGTGATCTTCAGGGGGATGGTCCTCGTGCCGAGGTGGTCGTCGCTGACGGTCAGGTCGGCGGTGTCGCCGACCCTCACGTCGTGCTCCTCGCCGATTTTGACGGTGTACGTCTCCACGGGCCACGCGCCGCGCGCGAGGTCGGCCAGCGCGTGCTCCTGCAATGTCCTGAGCTCGCTGACGGTGGTGTGTTCGGTGTCCTTGGACTGGAGGAACATGCAGCCCACGTCAGTGGGGATGGTGGTGGTGCGCCGGCACATGAGCGTGCGGTCGTCGTCCTTGCCACCGACCGCCCATGCCTGGCAGGTCATGTCCGCGCCGTCCCCGTCCAGCTTGGAGAGGATGACGCGCGAGCCGGGCACCATCGCGTTCCACCGGTGATGCGCGGGCTCGGGGTCGGCCACGAGGTCGAACGTCAGACTCCCGTTCCCGGTGATGCGCGGATCGAAGCGTATCTCGGGCCCGTTCTCCAGGCCGGTGATGTCGTTGATGCGGTCGGCGACGGTGGCTAGGTCCCACGCGTAGTAGGTGCGCGTGTACGAGCCGCCCTCCGCGGCGGGCAGGCTGATGGGCAGCGGCCCCCACTCCAGCGTCTCGGCCACGAGCCCTCGGATGATGTCTGGGTAGGAGCCGGTCAGGGTGAGGGCCATGCCGCTGGCGGGGTGCTGTTCGTCGACGAGGATCGCGTCGTCCCTCCACGCGTCCTTCAGGCCGCGGGGCAGGACGAGGCGTTTCGACAGGAGTGTCAGGCAGCCCCCGCAGTCGAGCGAGAGCCTGCGGCTCTCCGCGTCCCACCCGTACGATGTCAGGGGCCCGGCATGCATGACCTGGTCGCCGCGCTGCACGGCGAGGATGACCCGCCAGCAGCGCAGCAGCTCCCACAGGTTCTGCCGGACGGCGGTCCTCGAGTAGTCGATGGACGCGCTCATGCTGCCGGACGAGTTCAACCCGTCGCTCCACGAGCACGACGTGTACGGCAGTCGCGTCAGATGCGCGCCCGACCCGATGTCGTACGCGTGCACCGTCAACGCCGAAAGGGACTCATACGGCATATGGTCACCTCCATGCGGGACGCAGGGTCATACTCACGTTGGCGCCCGCATCCGCGCTCACCGCGACCCCGTACGAGCCCGGTCTGATGGGGAACGCGAGATCGTAGGTCACGGTGCCGGCCGACGGGAGCATGTCCCGGAAATCCAGCTCGAGACCATCCGCGTCGCCCTGCCAGCGCACCTCCCCGTCATCCAATGCGAGACGCAATGATGTAACATGCCCGGACACGGTCACGCTCGGCCATGTGGGCGCGTTGCCCTCGTTGCGCACCCGGCACACGCTGCCCGACGCGGCGAACGTGACGGGACGCCCGTATTTGAACGGGTCGGGGCAGTACAGGACGAGCGCGAACACGGCGGCCTGTTCGGTCGGCAGCGGCGTGGGGTCGGTGTCGTCGGCGAGCCAGCAGTCCGCGCTGCGCACGCCGTGCGCGTCCTCGACCGTAAGGGTCAGGGGCGTGCAGGCGAGCGCGTTGAGCCGGTCGCGGAGCACGGCGAGCTGGATGCTGCTGCGGCAGACGGCGGCGGCGTTGACGGTCACGGTCCTGCCGCCGCCGGTCAGCCGGCTGGGCCAATAGGCGCCGTCCGTCTGAGGCCTGTCCGTGGCCTGTTCGCGTGCGCCTTTGGCCCCGTACCATCCGGTGATCTTCGTCACTCGCATAACACCGTGGTTCATTGGCCGGACCGTCGTGAATGCGAGCAGGTCCGTTCCCGAGTCGATGGTGACGCGCATCATGCACCTCCGTAGCGAATCATCATGTCGCGTTCACGTGCCTCGAGCTTCGCGAGGACCAGGTCGGTATCGTTCGCCACGATCGTGTATGACGGCGAATAGGTGACTGTCCGGTTCGGTGTGAGGTTCGTGACGGTCGGTTCCCGGTATGCGCCGTTTTCCGGTATCGTCCCGGTCTCGTTCATCCGGTCGAGTTTGGCGTAGCCGATGCGGCTCGCGCTCTTGGCGCGGATCACGAACTCGCCCGCGCTCAACGGGGTGATCTGCGCGGTGTCGCTCACGCGGCTTCCGGGGCCGGTGACGCGGCCGCCGTCGATCAGGCCGCCGTACGCCCTGCAGCCGCCGGTGACCACGTTCACGGCCGCGTTCCACACGCCTGACACGATGCTGCCGAGCTTGCCGAGGATCCCGTCCAGGGGGCCGCTGGCGTTGTCCATCACGTCGACGACCGCGGTCGCCTTGATGCCGCCGTACTCCTGGACCTTGCCCTTGGCCGCATCGGTCTTGGTGATGGCCGCGCTGTTGTCGGCGTCCTCCTTGGCGGTGGCCGTCTGCGTGCCGAACGTGCGGACGCTCGTGGTGGACTGCGCGGTCTTGCCCTCGGCGTCCGAATTGTCCGCCTTCAGCAATGCCGTGGGCTCCATGAGACCGAACAATTGCAGCTGGGCGCTGACCGCGTTCAGCTGCGCGTTCGCGTCCGTCGGGTCGGCCTTCAGGAAGCTGGTCACGATGTCGGGCAGCGTGTCCATGTTCAGCTTCAGCCCGTCGATGTCACCGTTCGCGGCGTCGGTGAGCGCCTGCATGAACGTGGTCTTCTGCTCCGGCGTCAGGTTCAGCGTGTCCAGATACGCCTGCACCTCGAGCTTCGCATCGCCCGCGTTCAGTCTCACGTCGGTGGTCACGTCCGAGGGGATCAGCCCCAAGGCGTCGGCGACGGCGGCCGCCTGCTCCGGGGTCTGCCCGAGGGCCTGCAGCTGGTTGATGAGCGCGTCTCTCATCTCCTGGACGCGGTTCTTCGCGGTCTGCACCGCCTGGTCCATGCCGCCGTACGCGTCGGCGTTGGCGATGATGCTGTCCACGTTCTGCCAGACCGACGCGCTGAATTGCTGCAGCGCGCCGCGGCTGGCGTCGCTCATGGACGACAGGTCGTTGAGCGAGTCGCCGTTGGCCTTCAACGTGGTGCCCAGCTCGCCCATGCCGGCCGACAGGTTCGCGTACGCCCGGTCGATGCCGTCCGCGGTCTGCGTGGCCTCGACCATGGCGGCGATGTTCTCCTTGTACGCGTCGCGCAGCTTGTGGGCCTGCTCGCTGACGGTGGCGAGCTTCATGTTCTGACCGCCGAGCGCCTCGATCCAGTTGTCGGCGCCCGCGTCGAGCTCGACCATGGCGTCCGCGTCGCCCTCGACCGCCCTGCGGAACGTGTCGAGGCTCACGTTGGCGTTGTCCAGGGCGGTCATCAGGGTGCCGTCGCTGATGCCTGGGATCTGGAACGTGGCGAGCTGGTCGAAGAACCCGAGCTTGCCGGTGTCATGGTCCTCGAGCGCGTCGAAGTACGATTCCGCGCCGTTCGACGTCTCGAACGCCTCGTCCAACGCCTTGACCTGGCGTCGCGCGGCGGACGCCTGGCTGGCGACCGCCCCCAGGTAGCCGGCGACCAGTCCGGCGGTCGCACCGATCTTCACGGAGGAGACGCCGTCGAGCTGACTGGACACGGATCCGACCTTGCCGGCCGCGTCCTGCGACTTGGAGCCGATGCCGGCGATGCCGGACGCGATGCCGCCCAGCACGCCTGCCGCGCCCCTGGCGATCGAGATGATGTTGCCGAGCGGCTTGTGGAAGGCGACCAATCCGGCCGCGGCCAATTGGACTGGTTCGGGCAGGTCGGCGAACACGCCCACGAGGTCGGCGATCACGGGCAGCAGTGGGCTGACGGTCTTCAACGTGTCGGCGAGCAGTCCGAACACGCTGTTCGCCCCGTCCAGACCGGGGGTGAGCTCCTTGAGTTCGCCGGTGATGTCGCCGAACCCGTCGACGATCGAATCGAACGCCTCGCCCAGATCGCGGGTGACCCGCGGGTCGAGGTCGAACACGTCGCCGATGGCCTGCGCGAGGTTCCCCTTGAGCAGGCTGTCCGCGGCCTTGCTGAAGCGCTTCTGCAGATCATCGAGGTTGTCGGAGATGTCGTCGGTGAAATCCGAGACGATGTCGGTCGCGCCGCCCAACGCCTTGGTGAACGCTGGTTTGACCGCGTCCAAACCTTTGGTGATGAGCTTCTGCACGGCCGCATCCCAGTTGCCTACCGCGTCCTCGAACGTCTTCGTGGACTTGGCCGCCTCCACCGCGGCGTCGGTCATGCCGAGCTCCATCAGCGCCTGGTCGAATTCCTCGGCGCTGATCTCGCCCTTCTCCATGGCGTCGCGGAAGTTACCCGTGTAGGCGCCCATGTCCCTGAGGGCCTGCTGGATCTTGCCGCTGGCGCCCGGGATCGCGTCCGACAGCTGGTTGAAGTTCTCGGTGGTCAGCTTGCCCTGGCCGGCGGTCTGGGTGAGTACCATGCCGACGCTCTTGAACGTCTCCGCGTTGCCTCCGGCGACCGCGTTGAGGTTGCCGGCCGCCTCGGCGAGCTTGTCGTAGTCCTTGACCCCGTTGGCGGCCAATTGGGCGGTGACGTTGCGGATGTCGGCCAGATCGTACACGGTCGCGTCCGCGTACGCCTGCGTACTCTTGGTCAGCCGGTCGATCGTCTCGGTGTCCACGCCGGCGAAGTCAAGCGTGGACTTGAACTTGTCGGTGCTGTCGGACGCCTCGACGGCGGCGTTCATGTAGTTGCCGAGCCCGGAGACGAGCCGGCCGGTCAGGTTGGAGACGACGCCGGCGACCGCTCCGATGCTCAGGCCGCTCGTCCTGAACGTGTCGGCGTCCTTGGTGGCGTTGCGGAATCCGCTGGTGATCGTGCCGAGAGCGCGCGACAGTCTGCCGGTGTTCGGGGTTTTGTATTCGTTGGATGCCTTGTTGAGCTCGTCCTGCGCCTTGGCGAGTTTCTCCTGGGCGCTGTTGAGCGTCTTGGACGCGGTTTCGGTGCGCAGTTCGGCCTGCGCGAGCCTAGCCTGCGCGTCGTAGGCCCTGCTGCTGGTCTCCCCATACTTTTTGACGGTTTCAGTGACGCGCGCCTGTGCCGCCTGCTCGTTGAGCTTGGCGGTCTTCATGTTCTTCGACGCGGTGATGACCGATGCCTCGGCGCTTTCGACGGCGCGTTTCAGCCCGTCAAGGGCGGTCTCGTCGATGCCGCCCTCGATGCCCTTGCTGACCTGACGTCCGATCTTAAGACCTGCCGACGCGTACCCGGCGGCGCCAAGGCGGGCGAGGAATCCCTTGCCCCATGTGCCGCCGGCCTGCTGGCCGAGTCTGCCGGTGTCGACCTTGCCGAGGGCCTGCGTGATCTGTTTGCCGAGGCCTTTGGTGGAGGCCTCGATGTTCACGTACGCGGTCGCCAGTTGCACGCCTTCGGCCATGGTGCCTCCTTCAGGTGATGTTCACGCGTCTCCTGTTGAGTTTCTCGAGGAGCTGTTCGAGGGTGTCGAACGCCTCGACCCCGTTCGACGGTTCGGATTCGGGCTCCGGCTCGGGTTGGGTGAGCCGGGGCATGCGTTCGACGAGAGCGCGCCTGCTGGCCGCCTCCTGTGGGAGCCATGCGGTCAGGTCGGACAGCAGCGCGTAATCGGTGGTGTCGAGGCTCGTCCGGTAGTACCTGCGCAGATCCGCGTCCAAGGCGTCGGGGGTCTTGCGCAGGTAGAGGACGAGCGTCAGGAGTTTGGGTTCATCGCCTCGATCGCACAGTTGACGAACGCGGGAATCAGGTCGATGGGCACGCGGCCGTCGTCGCCGCGCAGTTTCGCCAGCACGCCGCGCCATGCGCCGTTGGGGTAGAGCAGGCGGAGGACGGCGTAGATGTCCGCGGTGAGCTCGCCGTCGCCGAGCAGCGCCCGGTCGGGCACGGTGAAGGTCGCACCGTTGTAATCGAAGGTGTCCGGCTTGCGCTCGTCGGCGAGCTGCTTGGCGGTCTTCGCGGTGGTGGTCATGATGGTCTCCTATCTCAAAGCATGGGTTCACTGCGGGTCTCCTATCTGCGGGTTGGTATGGGGGCACTCCGCACGCCGATAGGAGCAAGCGTGCGGGGCGCGGTATGGGATTGGGTCAGCCCGCGTCGGTGACGGTGACGTCGAAGCTCTTCGACGTGCCGCCGACCGTGACGGTGACGGTGGCCTTGCCGGCCTTCTTCGCGGTGATCTTCACGCCTTCGGCCAGCAGGGTCTCCGGGGCGCTGGACGTGACCGTGAACCCTTCGGCGATCTTGACCTCGCCCCTGTCCTCGACCTGCACCTTGACGGCGAGGTCCTGGGATGTGCCCACGGTCATGCTCGACTTGGGAGCGGTGTCGCCGGTGGAGGTGACGATCTCGAAGTCGTCGATGAGGGCGGCGATGTATTCGCGGCTGGTGCCGCCGTCGATGCGGCTGTCGGCGTTCGCGGCCAGGGTGACGCCCCAGCCCTTCGCGTCGGACAGGTTGTAGGTGATCTCGGCGGCCTCGCTGATGCTGGCGCTGGGGATCACCATGCGGTCGGCCCGATTGCCGGTCAGCGAGATCTCGAATACCCACGAGCTCTGGTCGGTGGGCAGGCCGTTGTGGGTGATCTCCATGTTGCCCAGTTCGTCGACGCGCACGTTCTGGTCGCCGAAGCGCGCCTTGGCGGCTCGCTCATTGGTCTCCAGCATGACCAGCGTGTACGTCTCGGAACTGGAGGTCACGATAGTCAGCACGGTGACGCCGCCCATGTCGGTGATGCTCGCGGTGCTCGAGTCCGTGGCCAGGCTGATGCCGTCCTGGTTCAGATAACCGACGTTCTCGAACGCGCTGTCGAGCGGTTCGTCTGGTGTGGTCGGCAGCGGGGTGCCGATGGGCGCGCGGTAGGCCACTCCCCCGTACTTGGGCTTGCCGTAGCTGACGTTGCGCGCGTTGTTCGCGATAGCCATGATGGTTCCTTTCAGATTTCAGTAGAGTTCAGGCAGGGTCGGCGCCAGGCCGACCTGCAGGTTCAGTTCCGCGTACCACCGGCCCGTGTCGGGGTCGCGGTCCGTGTACAGGCTGAGCACATCCAGCGAGTGGACGGCGGGATGCTCCACGCTCATGCGGCGCAGCATATCGAGCATGCGACGCCCCGCCCGCATTGCCTCGGCCTCGCTCATGTGCCAGCAGCGGACGGTTAGCAGGGGCATGTCGTGCAGGAGACCGATCTGGCCGCCGGTGCGGCGCACGGTCGTGAACGGCGGGTCACGGTCCGCCGGCACGAGCGTGCTTACCGGCATCCCGTCTACTGGGTGCGCGGTGAGCCAGGAGACGATCATGGCCACGGGGTCGATTGTGGAAGGCATGATGCGTCACCCCTTCAACGCCCGCAGGAGGGTCTGGTGCTTGCGGTTGTCGATCATCGCGGCCGCGTTCGAGGTGATCACGCCCACGCGCCCGCGATGAGACTGCACCTCCGCCGGCTTCGCCATATACAAGGGTCCGCCGTCGCGGAAGCCCTTCGCGCCCTTCAGCGTGGGCGAGGCCATCGCGTTCGCGCGCGCGGCGACCTGCTGACCCTGCCGTTCCAGTTCGGCGAGCACCGGGCCGCTGTTGCGCAGCGTGTCGAACGCGTCACGGTGCAGTTTCACCTTGATCGCCATGTCAGCCCTCCCCTCGGGCCGTGTTCACGGTCATGTCGAACGGGCCCGGCGTGTTCGTACCGGCGTATGTCTGCGGGTCGCCGATCACGCGGTATGCGCGGCCGTCGTGTTCGACGGTGCAGCCTTTGAGCGGTTTCCCGTAGCCTTTGGGCCAGTGGAAGACCATATCGACGGTCACGCCGTGTTCCCTGTCGGTCTCCGTCATGGATGTGGTGCCGCCCGGTTCGGGCAGCACGCCGGTCACGTTCTCGCGTTCGATGTTCGTGACCGGATTGCCGTATTCGTCCGTCCCGTTTTCGACGGGACGGAGCACGGTCACGCTCGTGGTGTCGAGCAGTCTCATGTCGGGCAATGGGGTCATGGCTCCACCGTCCGGTATGGGGTGACGGCGCCGATCCGCGCCCTGCCGATGCCGAGTGCGAGCCGGTCGCCCTTGGGCAGGTAGAAGTCCTCGCCCGGGTTGGCGACGGTGGCCGACGCGTTGTAGCCTCCAGCGCCCTGGCTGACGTTGCTCAACCCGCTCCATGCGGCTCCGGCCAGGGCGCGGTGTACGACGGCGCAGGTGACGCGGGTCAGGTTGCGTTGCTGCACGGGGTCGTCGGGACGGTTCTCGAATCCCGGATAGGCGAGGATGTACGCGGACGCGTCGTCCAGCAGATTCTGGATGCGCTCCTGGTCGTCAACCTCGCCGTACCGGTTCTCGTAATCACTAGCGGTTGCAAACGATGGTTCCGCCATGGCGACCACGTCAGCTTGCGTTGAGCACGCCGCCAGCGCGCAGGCTGGCGAGCAGCGCATTGACCGTCGCAATCGCGGCGGCCGCGTCCTCGCCACTCACGTCAGGCACGGCCGTGCACTTGGTGAAGCTCGTTCCGTCGGCGCCGGCCGGCCCCTGAGCGCCGGTATCTCCCTTGTCGCCCTTGGGACCCTTCTGGCCGGCGGCTCCGGCCGGACCGGTCTCCCCTTTGGGGATGCCGAGTTTGAGGACGGTGCCCTCAAGCTCGGCGGTGGCCGGCTGATTGGCGAATAGGGTGGATACCTCGACCGACGTGATCGACTGGCCGCCGTTCTCCAATCCGTCGATGACCACGTCCAACGGCGCCTGTCCGTCGGCTGGCGCCTCATCGACGATCCTGAGTCGCTGCACGGCCATGTCAGGCCCCCTTCTTGATGGTGTCCTTGGCGATGTAGTCGAGGTTCTCGGCGATCATCATCGCGCCGGTAGTCACGTAGGTCTCGGCGCTGGCGCGGTCGTAGTTGGCCTCATGGTGCACGCCAATCAGGCCGCCGTCCTGCGTGGTGTAGGACAGGCCAGCGTCCGCCAGCGCGTTGAAGTCCGCGCCGTACAGGTGGATGTTCTCCACGGGCGTGGCCCACATGGTGCCCTTGGCGACCTTGTTGGTCTGGAATATGTCGTTGACGCCGAGGAAGCTCTGCAGGTAGCTCATGCCGAACACGGTCTGCGTGGTCACCTGCGCGCCGGCGAGGTAGTCGGCGATGTCGAACGGGTTGACGAAGTGGATGATGCGGTCGGCGCTGTCGCCGTTGGATTCCAGCTTGTCGTTCAGTGTGGCGTCGACCTGCGCGAACGTGGCCTGCATGCCCGTGCCGGTGGCGGTGCCGGTGCCGGTCTGCAGGAACGTGAAGAAGTCGGCGAGGATGTTGTTGCGGATCTCGCGGATCATCTTGCTGTCGGTCTTGGTGACCGCGTTCGCGAAACCGCCCTTGAGGATCGCCTCGGCGGTGGTCAGCTTGCGGTACTTCTTGATGCCGAGCGTGCTGACCGGGGTCTTATCGACCTTGTAGTGGGACAGGGGGATCTCGTCGCCCTCGGCGACCGCGTCGGTTTCGAGCTCGCCGGTGACCTTGTACGTGTACATGGTGGTTCCGGCCGCGACGATGCTCGGGGCGAACAGGCCGAGCACTTCGGTCAGGCGGTTGATCTCTCCGTTGAAGTTCTTGACCATCTCGATGTCGAGGCTGGCCACGACATCCGTGGTGGCGATCTGGTTCTCCAATGCTGTCATTGTCGTGTTCCTTTCAATGCTTGTAGAGGTTGATGTGCTGGGCGCGCGCCTTGATGCGTTGCGCGGGGTCCTTGATGGCCTCGATCCGTTCGATGGTCACTGGCGGGGTTTTGCCGCCATTGTCGTCGACGGTCGGGTATTTGGGGATGGACGCGAGCTTGGCCTTGAGCCAGTCGGCGTTCGCCTCGACGCTCTCGCGGTCGTCACCGCTCATGCGCGAGAGGAGTTCACGGTCCACGCCCTTGGCTTCGGCGACCTCGTGGACGATGCCGTCGCGTTCGGCCTTGGCTTCGTACTCCCTGAGCTTGGATTCGGCCTTCTCGGCGCGTTTGACGGCGTCGGAGAGCTTCTCCGCGTCGGTCTTGGACGCCTCCTCCATCTGGTCGGCCTTGTCCGCCTTGGCCTTGTTGGCCTTGGCGCGCTCCTCCCATTTGCGGGACTGGGCGACCAGCTTGTCGCGTTCGGCCATGGCTTTCTCGTATTCGGCCTTCCAATCCCGTTCCGGATCGTCGGATCCGGGGCCGTGCGGCCCATGGCGTCCTTCGGCGTCGGCATGGCGTTATCGGATTCGTCGCCCGTGTGCTGTTCTTCGGCCATAAGGCCCCCTTTCCTCCCGTGCGGGAGACTCGCGGCCCGTCGCCGGGCCGATGGTTTTTGCGCCCCGTGCGGGGCGGATTGTGGCGGGTGCAGGATTCGAACCTGCGCGGCGGTGAAGCGGCCGATTTACAGTCGGCTCCGGTCGGCCACTGCGGCAACCCGCCAAAGGTGATAGAATGGAGGAAACCGGAGGTCCTCTGCGGCGTTGAAATAACACGCAATGAGCGGAGGGGTGCCTCCGGCTTCATCATTTGAGCTTGATTTCGATGAGGCCGTCGCCGTCGAGGACGAACAGCCTGCGGATTTTCCATTCCCGCGAGTTGTAGCCCTCAAGCTGATGGATGAGTTTGTCTTTCCGTCTCGTATCGCCAAGGTCGATGACAAAGCAATCCTTGACGACCTTGTGGTTGTCCATGGCGCTGCGGACCGCTTTGGTGATTCTGTCGCCTATCTTTCCGTAATCGGCCTTCGTCATGGACTTCAGCTCGCACAGCTCACGCTGCTCGATCCAACGGAAGTCGTTGGTAGCCGTGGCATTGCTCTTATCCCGCGGGATCCACTCGATATGATTGCCCAATGCCAGAAATCGCTCCAGGAATACGATTTCATGTGGGTAGAGCGTGTCGACGGAATGGGACACCCCGACCGCTTCCTGCCGCCGGTACCACTCCTCGTCGGTGATGTCGTGTTCTTTCCGAAGCGACAGTATCCTGTCCTCGTTGATGTCATGCGGCTGCCTCCACCCTTCGGCAGGAGCAATCCGTTGCGGCATGCCGTCGGTGTATTTGCCTTCGTGTCGTCGCATGGCGGCGAGGATGTCGCTCGTGGACGGATTGTCGCCGGCCTCGTCGCGCGCCCTCGCATAGTCCTCGTAGAGCGCGTCGGGGTCGTAGCCGTCGATGATGGTGTCGTCGTCGAAGCCGGGGACGATTTCGCACCGGCAGTCATTGTGATATCGGTTCATGCTGCCGGCCGTTTCGGCGGTGTGGTACACGAACCCGCGTGAGGCGAGCATGGCGCAGAACGCGCACGTCCTGCCGCCCGACGGGACCCGTGCGAACCGCACGTGATCACGGCCCGCGTTGGCGATTATGGCCTGGTTGGCCATGCGCCTGGTCTGCGAGCGCGCCATGGCGCCGACCTGTCGTCGTACGCGGTCGTCGGCTGAGCTTGCGGGGAAGTGTTCGCGCATCACCTGTTGGACCTGTTCGGTGGCGTCCCTGAGCGGGTTGTCGTTGAGCTGGTTGCCGGTGAGGGTGAAGTAGCGGTTGTGGTTGTAGATCTCGATGCCTTTGCGGTGGTCGGCGTCGCCGATCATGCCGACGGTTTTCGGGTCGGCCTTGGCGAGGATGTGCACGCCGGTTCCGGATGGGCTGATTTCCGTGTAGGAGCCGATCTGGTCGATGAGTTTCTGGGCCCAGTCCTTGATCTGGCCGTCCGAGTCGATGACGTGGTCGAGGTCGATGCCGATGAGCCCGTCGCCGAGCATGACGCCGACGCCGGTGTAGCGTTTGTAGTCCATGGTTTTGGCGGCCTGTTCGAACGTTCCCCATGTGTCGGGGTCGTTGGTTTTGGCGTTGCCGGTCTTGACGCTTTTCGGTATCTTCCTGCCGTCCTGGTCGTACCAGGCGACCCAGCGGTTTTGGTCGGCGAGCTCCTTGAGCGCTTCGGGCAGGCTGATGCTCATAGATCCTCCCGTTCCACGGTCAATGCGCCGGCAAGGTATCTGGCCCTGTCCTCGATGGCTTGGTCGCGTTCCCCGGTGTCTTCGGGGATGGCGGCTTCGGGGAGTTTTCGTCCTGCCTGTTCGGCCAGTTGGTCGTACAGGCGGCAGGCGAGCTCGGCGGCCGCGGCCCCGTAGTTGTCGGCGACGGTTTGGACGATGCCGGTCATGGCGTCGCGCAGGTCGGCGACGCTCATGTTCATGTCGGCCAGTCTCATGGCGTCCCATGCCTGCAAGGCCGCCTGTTCGGCCATGTCGGCCAGCCGGTCGACCGTCTGACGGTACTGGTCGAGCGTGGCCGGGTCGACGCGCATCATCGGCTCCCCGTGTCGCCGGCCGCCGTGGAGGGCTGGCCGATGGTCTGGGCGAGGATGGTCGATGCCTGGCGTCGGCGCAGTTGGGCGCGGATGCTTTCGACCTCGCTGGCGTCGAATCCCATGCCGGTGAGGAATTCTCTGGTTTCGCTGAATCCGGGCAGGCTGCCGGCGATCTTGGTCATCGCGTCGGCGGTGGCCGCAAGGCTGGGCATGTTCGGGTTGCGGAAGTGCGGCATGACCGACTTCTGCTCGTCGCTCAGCTCGTCGATCGTACGGTTGTGTTCGACGGCCATGGCCATCAGGGCGATGTTGCGCATGGCGACCGCGTTGCTGTTGATGCAGTCCTCGGCGGCGATGCAGATGTCCTCGCGGCTGGCGGCGATGGCCTGCGCGCTGCTGGGGTTGTCCTGGACGATGCCCAGCGAGTTCAGCGGGACGCCGGTGGCGCCGCTGAACAGCTTCGCGTAGGTGGCGATGGCGTCGATGTAGGGTTGCGGGCTGGACGCTGCGATCTTCTCGAAGCTGGGCGTGTTGCCGTTCTCGTCGCGGGTGGCGAGCATCCAGCTGGTGGTGTACAGGCTCCACTTCTTCTTGCTCATCTCGTCGTACTGCTCGTCGATCAGCCCGTTGGCGACCATCATGGGCGCCGCGTACATGGCGGCGCTGACGGCCATGTAACGCATGACGCGCTGCACCTCGTCGACCAGGTAGCGGACGGTGCTCGTGATCCGGGACTGGCCGAACGGCTTGGTGCCGGTAGCCCGGTAGGTCAGGGCCTCCATCATCGGACGATCCAAAGGATGCGGCTCCGCCGTTGCGGCCCAGCTGGCCGCTCCGACACGCCTGAGGACCACGACGCGGCCGGGAAGGTGCATGTTGACCTGCACCGGCACCGGCGTGACGCTCCAGTCGACGCGTTTGACGTCGGCGATGGCCAGTCCGGCGGCGACGCGGCCGGCCGCCGTGTCCCACAGGGCGGTAGCGGTGTCGGCCGAGTGCAGGCGCACCTGCGTGCCGCGCGACGATTTCTGCACGGTCGCGAACATGCATCCGTGGGTCAGCTCCGAGGCGATGTGCCGGTTGAACGCGTTGTCCAGGTCGTTGGCCTACACCACGCGTTCGAAACCGGGATCCTCGTAGTCGCCCTCGAACACGAACCCGTCCAGGCGGACGCGTTCGGACACGCTGGTCACGGCCTTGCGCGCCCAGTCGCAGCGCACGCCAGGATCCACGCTGTCGGGGATCGTGTCGATGCCGATCGACGGCACCGGCCGCTCGCTCTCGTAGTACTGTTCGAGCATCAGGTTGCGCTCCCTGACCGAGGACGCCGCGTCGAGCAGCTCCCGGAGCGTACGGCGGTCCGTTTCGCCCAGTCCGATGGCGGACGTGATGCCGCCGAGGTTGTCCATATCCATTTCACCCCACTCTCAGCTTGCGTTTCGGGTTGCGTTTGGTGGTCCTCGCCTGCCAGTGCGCGAGCGCGCACGCCTCGATGAGCGTGCTGTCGGCGGTGTCGTGGTCCTCGAACCCGAATCCGTCGCCGCCGATGCGGCGTCGCGCGCTCATGGTCGCGCTCATGGTCAGTTCGTCCTGGCCGTAGTGGGTGAGCGTGCCGGTGTTGACGGCGTCCAGGAGCATCGCGTTGGCGGTGGCCATGTCCGCGGATCCAGGCAGGATGACCGCGGTTTTCGGGAAGCCCATGTCGTGGAGTCTGGTGGTCAGGGCTCCGGTGCCGCTGCGCCCGTCGATGGCGACGGTGGCGATGGTGCCTCGTCGCGTGTCGAGCCATTGGGCGAGCCAGCCGACGCCCTCGTTCAGGCTTCTGGTGTCCACCCATTCGACGTAGCAGGCCCCGGTCTTGGGCCGGATGCAGTAGGCGAGGGTGGCGCGGTCCGTGCCGAATTTGACGCCGGCGCACACCAAATGCGGTTCGGGCGGCTCCTCGACGCGGCACCGGTTCCATGCGTCGGCGTCGATGACGTGGTCGACCTGGCTGCCTGCGGGCATCCACCAGCCGAGGCGTTCGCGCGCGAACTTGTCCGGGGCCATGTCGTTGGCCTCCTTCTCCACGGAGGATTCCAGGATCAGCAGGCCGAGCGACGGATTGGTTTGATACCAGCGTTGCCGGTCGGTGACGTCGCCGATCTGGTCGACCGACCATTCGGCCCACGCCATGCCGTCCGCTCCGGCCGAGGCCTTGTCGCGGATGCGGCAGAACACGATGCCGGGCGCGTTCTCGTCGGGCGGTGTACCGGTGTAGATGGTCTGCGGGTTGGCGCTGGCGGCCTGCGTGGGCAGGAAGCTGGCCTGCTGTTCGTCGGTCAGCTCCTGCGCCTCGTCGAAGATCAGCAGGTCGCAGTGCTGGCCGCGTCCGCCGTTGCGGGTGCGCGCCAGGAATTTGATCTGCGCGCCGGATTTGAGGATGATGGCCTCGCGTCCCAATGCGGTGCGGATCGTCTTGACGTATTTGCGCAGGCGGCGGCTGTCGAAGAAGTTGGCCATGTCCTCGAACGTTTCGGTCGAGGTCTTCTGCAGGTGGCTGGTGTACAGGACCAGTTCGTTCTTCACGAGCATCCCGTAGTTCGACCTGGCCTCGGTCACGCCCCGGGCCCCGCCGTTCTGCCTCGGCACGGACAGACCGCACGTGCCCGCCGCCCACAGGCCATCCGCGTTGACGCCGAGCCAGCCGCGCAGCACGTTCTCCTGCCAGCGCATCGGCCGTAATCCTCCGGAGGCGCACGCGGTCAGGCACTCGTCCAGCAGACAGTCGGCCGCGTCGGGTTCGACCAGGCTAGTCGGCTCTTCGCGGCCTCGTGGCCTTGGCGCCTGCGATGAGGTCGTCGAGCTCGTGGTCGTCGTCATCCCCATCACCAGCCTTCAGCTCGGTCAAACGCAGTATCGTCTCGCGATACTGCCGGGCGAGATTCGCCAGCTTCCCCGCATCGTCGCATCTGTCGATCGCCGCGGCCAGCCTCTTGGCCAGTTCGGTCAATTGCTGTTCCGAATCGCCCTTTCGGGTGACGCTCAGCATCGTCATACGCGCCACCTCCAAGCCGAAATCCGAACCTTGTGTGTAAATCGTGACTATGCCCCGGGGTGTCCGCGAGAAAACGGGTGCAGGTATACCCGGGTGGGTCAGACCGCGCCACTCGACCTCACCGGATGCACAATCGGCGCCCCGTCCTTCATGTCGATGGATTTCGCGCATCGCACGAAATCCATCGGCGACGGCCACGAACCATACCGGGCTCGAACCATGGAACGGACGCGCTCGACGTGGGCGACGCTCCTGACACCGCGCCATAGGTTGCAGCAACGGTGCGCCCCGGCCACGTTCCCCGGATCCGTGGGACTGCCGCCTTTGCTGACCGGCAGCAGCTCGTCCAGCTCGAAGCTCAACGGGTCACGAGCCGGCGCATCCAAAGGGATCGGCAGCCCGCAGATCCAGCACGGCTCCCCCAACGCCCTGACCCTTCGCCACAACCGGTCACGACCGCCGCGACGACGCGGGTTAGCCTTCCCGGTATGCATCGTCGAACACCTTGCGGAACGCGATGGCCGCCCGATCGAGCAGTCGTTCGCCCGTCTC